CAGAAAGTGTAATCTCTGTTATTAATATATTCCCATATTCAAATAAAGGTAATCTAAACTTATTTGACGTAAGATACCAATTAAGATTAAATGACCTTTACGATTTTTCTTCAACATCTATAATTAACTATGATGTTGTATTAAGACATTTAGATTTTTTAGACCACATACTGGTTGGTGAAAAACCATTAAGATTTAATCAACACGACAATAGACTTTACATAGACCAAGATTGGAAAAATGATTTAGTTGTTGGTGAGTATCTTGTTATAGAGTGTTATAGAAAATTAGATCCAACAGTTTACACAGATGTTTACAATGACATTTATTTAAAAAGATATGTGACTTCATTATTTAAAAAACAATGGGGCGCAAACTTATCTAAATTTAATGGTGTTGCTATGATCGGTGGTGTTTCATTGAATGGTCAACAAATATATTCAGAAGCTTTATCTGATATAGAAAAACTTGAACAAGAAATAAGAAGTTCTTACGAATTAAATCCCGCAATGATGATAGGATAATGCTATGGCCGTTAACCACTATTTTCAACAAGGTAAGGGCATAGGAAGTTCCGAAGAACAAAGACTTTATGAAGATATAATCATAGAGGGTTTGAAAATCTACGGACAAGATATTTACTATCTTCCTCGTTCAATCGTAAATAAAGACTTAATTTTAGGTGAAGATATGCTGTCTAGGTTTAGAACAGCACATATGATTGAAATGTATATGGAAACCACTGAAGGTTTTGCTGGCGAACAAGAGATTGTAAATAAATTTGGTTTAGAAATTAGAGAAGATACTACATTTATGGTATCTAAAAGAAGATTTGATGAAGCAGTAGATAGTAAAACTTCATTAGTTAAAGAAGGAAGACCAAACGAAGGCGATATACTTTATATGCCTTTGATGAATAGTTTTTTTGAGATTAAATTTGTACAAGATCAAGAGCCATTTTTTCAATTAAGTAACTTACCAGTTTACAAACTCGTATGTACTCGTTGGGAATACTCTGGTGAACAAATTGATACAGGTCTTACAGATATTGATAGTGCAGAAGATCAATACTCTACAGATACTTTACAACATCAATTTACACTTGAAGATGGTACTGGTTCATTACAATTAGAAACTGAAAGTGTCAATGGTGATAGATTCTACTTTATAAATGAAGATCATAATTTTAATGTTCAAACTCAATCATTGTATTCAGATAATTTAGATTTAGATAGTGAAGCAGGGTTTGATACAGCGTCAACAGCAGATGATATTTTAGATTTCACAGAACGTAACCCGTTTGGTGATCCTGACCAAGGAGAGTTTTAATGTTTGGAACATATTTTTACAACGAATCAATGAGAAGAATGACCATCGCATTTGGTCAACTTTTTAATAAGATTAAAGTAAAAAGAAAAGATAGTGAAGGCGATGTAGTACAATCTATGGCTGTTCCATTAGCATATGCGCCAAAAGAAAAGTTTTTAGTTAGATTAGATCAACAACCCTCTTTAGATGAAAGAGAGTTTGCGATTACTTTACCTCGTATGAGTTTTGAAATATCAGGTATCTCATATGATGGCTCTCGTAAGTTAACAAGAGTTCAAAAGTATAAGCAAGTTAAATCAGGCGAAGATGGAAAAGTAATGACTTATAATTACACTCCTGTTCCATATAATATATCTTATACATTAAATATATTTACAGCGACTGCCGAATCAGGTCTACAAATAGTAGAACAAATACTTCCTTTCTTTCAACCTGATTATACAGTTACTGTCAATGCTGTACCATCTTTGAATATTAAGAGAGATGTACCAATTATACTTAATGATGTAAATTATGAAGATAGTTATAGTGGCGATTTTACAACTCGTAGAGCAGTAATATACACATTAAACTTTACGGCGAAAACATACTTATTTGGACCGGCAACAACTCAAGGCGTTATTAAAGAAGTTCAATCTGATCTATATTCAGATACAGATACAACAAATAAAGCGAGAGAAGATAGAATTGTGATTACTCCAAACCCAACTAGCGCAGACGCTGATGACGATTTTGGGTTTACAACAACAATTACGTCATATACAGACGGCAAAAAATACAATCCATCTACGGATTCAGATGAATAAATAGTATAAATAATATAGAGAGAAACACCTATGTCAATTAGTAAAATTAAAACTGGTTCAATTACCACAGATGCAATTACAGAAGCAAAAGTAGCAGACGGCGCTATTGAAAACGAACACTTAAATTCAAATGTTATAACAGGTCAAACTGAATTATCAGCGGCAGCTGCAACTGATGATGTGTTACTTGTTTATGATACAAGTGCGGGTGTTATTAAAAAAATTGCTGCTTCTAATGTAGGACTTCAACAACCTACAATTACTTCTGTGTCACCAAGTAATTTATTATCTGGTGATGGTACAGGTAATTATACTATTACTATTACAGGAACAGGTTTTTTAGCAGATGCTACTGCTAAATTAACTACAGATGGTGGAACTGATATATCTTTTGATACAGTAACTAGAAACTCATCAACTCAATTGACTTGCGTAGTTGCAAAAAATACAGCAAATTTAACAAACGCCAATGAACCATTTGATGTCACAGTTACAACTGCAGGTGCATTGACGGGCACTAGTGCAGATGCGATTACGATAGACGCATCTCCAGTTTTTGTTACTAATACAGGTTCTATAGGAAGTGTTTTAGAAGAAACTGCAGGTTCTTTTAGTGTCAACGCAACTGATCCAGAATCAGGCGCAGCAGTCACATTTGAATTACAATCAGGCTCTCTACCTCCTGGGTTTTCAATTACAAATACAGCAGCAGATGGTGGAACAGCTGTTATTTCTGGTACTGCCCCTGCTGTAGCAGCAAACACAACATATAATTTTACATTAAGAGCAGTTGATGCTGCATCTAACGTTAGTTCTCGTGCTTTTTCAATTACCGTAACAAATAATCCTGTGTCAGAATCATTTACATCATCTGGTACATTTAGTGTACCAACAGGTATTACAGTTGCAGATGTATTAGTTGTTGGTGGCGGCGGAGGTGGCGGTGGTGGCCACGATGGACCGGCAAACGTTGGTGGTGGCGGTGGAGCAGGTGGATTAATATTTTTTCCAGAGTTTCCTGTTCAAGCTTGTGGTACAATTACAATTACAGTTGGTTGTGGTGGACCACACATAAACCCTGCAAGTCCAACAGGCCAACCCATAGAATATCAAGGAATACCTGGACAAGATTCAGTATTTGGCTCACCAGGTGATCCTGGATTTACACCAACTAGTTCAGTTCTAACTGCTAAAGGTGGTGGTGCTGGTGGTGGTGGAAGAGGTAACTGTGGTCAACCAGGTGGTTCTGGTGGTGGTGGAGGAAGTTCAACTCAATACGGAAGTTACTCTCCTGGTACTGCAACTCAACCAACACAACCAGGTAACTCTGGTGCATATGGATTTGGTTCTAACGGAGGAGCAGGATTCTCTGGTGGTAAAAGAGGTGGTGGTGGAGGCGGTGCCGGCGGTGGTGGTCAAACAGGAGGTCCTGGTGCTGGTGCTGGTGGTGGTGGTAAAACTTATACAATTGCCGATGGTACTACTCCAGTGTATTATGCAGGTGGTGGTGGAGGAGGAGCAGGTAATTCTACTTGTTCTCGTCCAGGTGCCTGCGGTGGTCCTGGTGGTGGTGGCCAAGGACAAAATACAAACCCAATAGGTAATAGACCATGCGCTGAAGGTTCTGGTGAAGCAAATAAAGGCGGCGGTGGAGGTGGTGGTGCAACTCCAGGAAGACAAGCTTTCCCTGGTGGAAAAGGTATTGTAATCGTAAGATACTAAACCTCTCTAAATAGTTGTTATGAAACTTGATGATAGGATACTTGTCTTTGATGATATTATAGATATAAATTATCAAATTAAGATAAAAGATTTTCTTTTTAGTAATTTATTTCCTTGGTATTTTTGTAAAGATGTATCTTTTACAAATAATAATGTTCAACAAAGACCAGGTTTTCGACATAATTTTGTAATTGATAAAAAAGTTACAAGTGATTTTCATAATGAAGTTATACCTTTAATTATAAAATCACTTAATAAGATAAACTATAAACACACAGAAATCTTACAAGGCAGATCATTTTTTCAACTGCCTTTAAATATTCCAGATAGACATATTGTAGATACACCTCACGTGGATGCAGATATACCTCATTTAGTGATATTATATTATGTAAATGATAATGAGGCAAATACTATAATATATGAAAATGAGTTTGAGGGTTATGATAAAGTACCTCAATTTAAAGATTTAAAAGTAAAACAACAAGTAAAACCAAAACAAGGTAGAGTGGTTTTATTTAACGGTAAATATTGGCACACAGCAGAGCAACCTGAACATAACAAAAGATGTATAATTAACTATAATGTTATCTAATAAATAATCATATGAGTAAATTAGAAGATAAGGTCAATGAAATATTAGGTATCAATGAACCTGAACCTAAAAAAGAAGTTGTCAAACAAGAGTTCAAACCTGCAGTTCCTCGTAGAGATGACGATAGTAAAGCTGATGTAGATAATGACTACAAATACAGCAGAGAAAACTATTATA